GAGTTTTTAAAAAAACAGGTAAAATACCAAACTATTTTATTACTATATATGATAATATATAACGTCATTGAAAATATTTTTCCAGAGCATAAAAATCACCATTTTATACCGAAAATTACCCTTGAAAAACATGGATTTACCCCTAAATTTCCATTTCTTTAAGTATATTTTTAATATATATTGATATTTAACTTAAAAAAATGACAAAATTGTAAAAAAAAGTTTTTGTACAAACTTTGGGTTAAAAATCAAAAATGGACATGGTCAAAAATGTCCATTTTTGAATTGTTGAACAAAGTTTCTGTTAAAAAGTGAAAAAAGTGGTTTAGAGCATGTTAGTCATAAACCGAAAAAATAGTTGGATTTTTTATGAGCATAAGATTTTTTTTGGCTTAATTAAAAAACCACTTAAAATCAAATTTTAAAATATTTTAGGAAACCAAATGGAAACATTGGAAACAAAACTCGTTTTTTCCTTACCAACCACGAATTTTGACAATTATGTATGTATATGTTGTGATTATAACACTCGTAGAAAATATGACATAAAAAAGCATTTTGAGACGAGGAAACATTGGAAACATTTAATTCAGAGTTTTCAAAATACTAAAAATATAAAATGTGAACCATTATATTGTTTTTGTGATAATTCACCACATTTTGTTATATATGGTTCACAATCCATACCATCATGTACTATATGTAATAGTAAATATAGTAAATGTAAACAACAAATAAATACAAATACAATTACAGAATATAAATGTAATATTTGTAATAAATATTATAAGAATAGGTCAGGATTGTATAAACATAATAAAACAAAACATGCAATAAATAATATCAAATCAAATGAATTGGTATGTCATGAACAAACATACAATAATCAAACAACTGACACAAATGATATTAATAGATTAACTAATTTAGTAGAAATACTTGTAAAAGAGAATAAAGATTTACAAACAAAGTTAGTTGAAATATCAAAAGAACCAAAAATTATTAATAATAACAATATAAATAATATTCATGGTAATAAACAATTCAATATTATTACCTATTTAAATAAAGATTGTAAAGATGCGTTTAATTTATCGGAATTTATAACGAATATAAATATTACATTTGATGATCTTGAATATATTGAAAAAAATGGATATGTATCAGGTATTAGAGATACATTTATTAAATTACTAGCAAATATGGACGAATCAAAACGTCCAATTCATTGTACAGATAGAAAAAGAAAACAGTTTTATGTAAAAGATAATAATGAATGGGATATGGATCTTCAAAATGAAAAAATAAAAAGTGCTATTGATATATATAATTCAAATCAACTTAAAACTTTACTTGAATATAAAAAAGATGGAACATATAATATAAATGATAAAAATAAAACATGTGATTTAGTAAAAGAATTAACAAAACCATATCACGAAAATTCTGGTGATAAATTCAAAAATAAAATTATAAATGAAATATCAAACGTAACAACAATTGATAAACAATCATTAGATATAAACAAACTAAAATAATTTATATATATACAATAATAGTTAGTTCTTAATATAATGAATATACCAATAAATAATTTACATTATGGTGATTTAATTCAGATTGAATTACTATCACAAGAACAAGATGATTTTTTTAATAATAAATATTTTTTTATAGATTATATTGATAATGAATTTATTATTCTTAAGGATATTTATAACATTAATAACGAATATAAATATAATATAATTAAATTAAATGATAATAATAATAATGATAATGATATAAAATATAGTATTAATATTGATAATTTGAAATTAATAAATGTTATATATAAAAATAAATTTTCTTCCGTTATTGATACATTAGGTATTAAAACAAATGATACCATTACTATTTCATATAAAAATGTTCCTGATATATACATAAATACTATAAATAATTTACAAGATATTCAATGTATTGTTGATAGTTTAGATATTAATAATGATACTATTTCATGTAAATATATACAAGATGAAAATACTATCCAGATAGATATAAATTTTGAATTTAAAGGATTACCAAGAATTAAAAATGAAGATAATGAACTAATAAATCAATTTGAATATATAAATACACCGAATAATCAACTTCTTAACATTACTTCTAGTGATGAAGATACAGAATATATTTATAATTTTCATGATTCAAATATGGATGATATACAATTAGAAAATGACCAAAATGAATTAGTTCCGATTATACCTGATGATAAAAAAGAAAATAACATAGATATAGATGAATATAATGAATCACTTTATAATTCTATGATGAGAGCAAGTATGTTTTATATGTCTTCATCAGAGAATTCAAGTAAAAAATCAATAGATGAAATATTTAAAAAAGAACAAAAAAACATAAAATCTATTATTGAATTAATAAATAAGAATATTATATTTGATTATGAGAAGGGTAAAAATATATATCTAAATAGAATAGAAAATGATAATATAAATATTCCATATGAATTTAATATAATTAATGAAAAATCATCAAATAATAATCAATATATACCAAAATGGATTTTACCTCATAAAATTAATGAAAACAAGATAAATATTAAATATAAGGATGATGATCAGAGTAGTTATTTTATATCAAATATTGACGTAGTAGATAAAGTTGATAATTATAATACAATTATAAATAACGAAGATGATATAGAGAGACTTGAAAAAAACAATATATTAAGTGAAAAATATATAAATTATTTTAATAATAGAGAATATATTCCAAATATATCTAATTATGAAGATGATAATATATATGGTATTAAATCAAAAAATATGTATACAACCACTATATTTTCTCATGATATAAATAATTATGATTCAATAGATAAAACAAATACATTCTTTAAAAGTAAATTAAATAAAAAGATTGATATATATAATGATATATATTTGCAACGAAATAATCATAATGATAATGATATGTATATAAAGGGATATACTATATTACCACTTAATTATATACATATTTTAGATAATGAAAATAATATTAATAATATGTTTCTAAAATCAATATATAATACAAAACTTATAAATATATATAGTATATTGAATGAATCTACGCAAGATAATAATACAACAAGTAATACTATTATAATGGATGATAATGTTTCTATAAATAATAATGTTTACAATATCTTAAATAGTGATAATATAGAATATTTTAATGATCAATTAAGATCACTAAGAAAACGAAAATATTTTAATCATAAATATTCTATGTATGATATGATTGAAACACTATCACCATTTCAATATAATCAATATAATATGGTAAATGATAAACATATTAAACTATTGAATATATATTTAAATTCAAACATACGAAAATTAGATGATTATTTAAAAAACATTAAGATTGTAAATAAAGAATATAGTAGAATTAAAAATGATAAATATATTACAATTAAAACAAAAGATAATAATGTAAATAAATATTATAGAACATTTAAAAATAATAATTATGGAGATTCGGAAAGATTAAATCATATGGTATCAGTAGATGATTCAATGTTGTATATATATGTTAAAATACAAGATGATATACGTAATACAACCAAAACAAAAGTAAAATCGGCTATTCAAATAAAAGAATATATTGAACAAATTCAGTCATCATTATCAAAAAAAAATAAAAACGAATTAGAAGATGATCCTATACATATTTTAAGTAAAATTAAAAAAGAATATAAAATAGAAACAGATATAGATAATGATAATAATAAAATAATATATGTTGATAAAAAATATAATACAATAGATTATTCAAAATACAATTATTTGAGAGATGATACAATGAATAATATATCAGAAAGAAAAAAGAATATTATGATAAAAAATACAAATAAACAATTGGGATATAATTTATCGTTGAATGAAATTAAAAATAATAATAAGGAAATAGAAGATGGTGATTATGCTGTATTAATAAAAAAAGATGAAAATACTACAAATTTACAGAATTATTATTATTTAAGAAAGGATAATAAATGGATATTAGATAAATCTGCTACAGATAAAATAATAAGTGATAATATAGAAGATACATGTAATTTATACACAAATATGTTATATATGTATAATCATAAGAATGAATTACAATGTAAAAATATATCAACGATTGATGATATACATAATGAAAATTTAAATACATATATTGATAATATTGTTACTAAATATGAAGAATATGATATGTATAAAAATATGATAATGTCAAGAGATATTAATGATAAAATATTATATCAACAATTTTATATTTCATCATATTATAAATACTTAGATAAAGTTAAAAGAAATAATGAACAATTTATTAAAAATATAACACTTTCTGATAATATAGAAAACGATAATGAAGTAAATAATATATATGAAGATATACGAGATAAAATATTAGGTGATACGAATTATTCTAGAAAAATGAAAAATTTGAAAGAATTTATAGTTAACTATACTCGTGGACCCAATATTATATATAAAGAAGATATAAATTGGTTATATACAAAGGATACAAATAGTAAAATTTTACCAAAATTTTTAAAAAAACTTGCGTATAGTTTTAATATAACATATAATTCAGAACATAATAAAATTATAAATAGAATTTGTTCAAAACAAGGAGAAATAAGTAGTGATGGTGATAAATGGATAGATAAACATAGTGGTTATATTATTATTGATAGAACATTTGAGGATACAGAATATAAGGGTGAAGATAAAATAAATACGAACAATGATATAGATGATAATATATCTTCGTCCGAATCAGATAATGATGATTATTTATTTATTTTTAATATAATAACCGATGTGGTATCACATACAAATTTAAATATTAATTTAGAATTATCGGATTATTATAATATTTATTCAAAAGTAAAAGAAAATTATAATAAAATACATAATATACATAAAAATAAAGGTAATAATGAAATAAGTAAGATATATAATAAGATATATTCGAAAAATATAAATAAAAAAACTGATATTCAATTAAAATATTCTATATATACAATACTTACATCATTATATATATTACATGTATTGAGAATAAAATTAAGTAAATTAAAAATAAATAGTAAAAATATTACTGAAAAATCAAAAAATTATATCAATACAAAATCGTTATACACTATGGATATTTTTAATGAAACTATCGATGATAATTATAATTTATTAAGATATATATTAAAATGTTTCGAAGAAAATACAAGTAATAATAAATATAAAATTAATTATATTGATTTATTATCTTTATTATTTAATGAAGTTTTTTATACAAATAAAAAAGAAAAAAAAGAAAAGAAAGAAAAGAAAAAAGATAAAAATAAAGATAAAAAGAGAGGTGGTGGTAAAAAATCAAATACTATTTTTAATTTAGATAAATTTATATTTATATATAAATATATTTTTATAGAGTTTATATCAAATTCACCATCTTTAAATGATTTTGATATTCGTTTAAATGATGATGAAAACGATAATGAAAATGATAATAGTAAATTAAAACTATATGACAATAATTCTATAAATCATATAATAATAAAAGATATATATTATTATGAAACATTGTATAAAAAAAATGATTTTAATCGTTTCTATTCTATTCAGAATATAATTATACCGAAACGATATGAATATAGTGATGATTTTTATTATAGAGTATTTATTAATTTAGTTATATTATATAATAACAAAAATAAAGATATAATAAATAAAAATAAAGATACATTAGATAATGACTTAGTTGAGTATATTAGTAAAATAGTAATTAAAAATAATAAAAATATATCACATGATTTAATAATATCTGATATTATTCAGGATACATCTATTGATATTAAACGTATTATTAAATATATACATACATTAACTAATAATTTATATGAAATAGTTAGTGATACAAATATAGATTATAATAGTAATTATACAACTATTGTAAATTGGATAGAATTAATAGATGATATATATAGTGATATTGAAAATATAAATAAAGAAATATATGACGATGATGATATAAATGTAACTACATCAAATGTTATTCAAATATTATCTGTAGAAAAATTAAAGGAATTATTACAAACGAACAATATTATTATAGATACAAAAATATATAGTAGATTATTTAGTTCAGATGATAATGTAAATAATCCGGATATAGATAAATTGTCAATATTATTTAAAAAATTGGAAGAACAACATAAGATTATGAAAAGTTATGTACATAGTCCCGATATATTTGAATTAATTGTACAATATTATAAAAATAAAATAAAATATATTTCAGAAACATATTTTCATAAGTTATTAAATAAAGATAAACTTAATGAAAATTCTAAAATCTATATACCAAAACATTGGAACTTATCGAATTTTCATGTTATGGATTTAATAAGTCAGTTGAAAAAAAGTTGTAATTATAATATAAAAGATATAGAATTAGATGATATTAAATTGAACAATATTTTAAAAAAATTAATAAATGATAAAGAAATATTGAATATAAATAATTTAATGAAACAAATACCTAATATATTTGTAAGAAAAAATGATACATATATTTTAGATGTATTTATTACGGTATATATACGTATTTTGGTATTTTATTATTATAAATATATAGACGAATTGAATGAGAATGGATATGAAAATATATATGAAAATTATATGTATAAAATTATAGAATATGAATTAAATGATACTATAAATCATATGAAAAATTATATATTAAGTAATGATGATTTATTTATAAAGGTAAATATGCGTAATGAAGATGAGAAAAATGAAATAATATCTATGATTGAAAATATGAATGATGATCAAAGAATGGTAGAATATATTCAAAAAGATTATAAATTAGGACGATATAATATAGGTAAAAATTTAAGAGAATATTCACCTGATGGATATGATAAAGAAAGAGATAATAGAATAAATGTTATAGATAAATTATTGAAAAATAGAGAAATTATAAATGAAACAATGTCTGATATGAATAAGGATTATATGGATATGTATTCAAAATATACAATAGATGAAAAAGAATCAATTGATATGAATGGTTTACCAGAAGACGATGATTATGGTGAAAATGATGAATATTATTAAAATCAAAAAATAATAATAAACATAATATATAATATAGCATAAATGAATAGATATTATTTAAAAAAAAATAGATTATCTCTTAGTATTTTTATATTTTTAATTATATTTATGATAATAAATTTATCGAAACCTGGTATATTTTACGACAAGTATGGTGCGATACGAGAATTTGGATTGAATCAAACAAATAAAACAATAGTACCCATATGGTTAATTACTATTTCTATTGCCATATTATCATATCTAATTATTATGTATTTTATTTATTATTAATCATATCATAATTAAGGTATAGCAATACTTTTATTAAAAAATATACCCATATAATTTAAACTATGTAATAATAATGTATTCCATATAGCTAATGTACTAAATGCATTTTTAAATTCTGTATCATTATTTAATGGAAAATTATCTATTTCATTAATAGTATTATTTTTAGTAGTATTATTATTACTATTTTTAATAGTAGTTCCACCAATAGTACTAGTAGTTGAAGCACTATTTGAAACAGTTTTAAGTACTGATTTGTTGTATGGTACTTTCTTTGATTCATTAACTCTAAATTGTTTATTACTTGGATTTGTAGGTTGATTGATGGTATCACTTGATGATTTATCATCTTTTAATTTATTTGTTATATCATTTAATTTATTTGTTAAATTACTTATATCTAATTGTGCTTTATTTAGACTACTCAATATAGATTTAAATGAATTTATAAATGATGTATCTGATAATAATACAAGATAACATGATATAGCACATATAGACATAGATACATATACTAATATATAATTAGTTACATCTTTACCATTATGTTTTCCTGGATCAGCTACATTAATATTTATAAGCGTTAGTAAAATATTGCAAATATTTACACCTATAATAGCCAATGCAAATATAAATATAAATTTTATACGTAGATTATACCCATTTTTGGTCATTTTCCATGGAAAAAATATAATTAGACTAAATATAAAGGATGACCCTGTTATAACGAATGGTTTTATAACACGCATAAATTTTAATCGACTATGATGTTGATCTACACTTTTTATAGCGTGTTTTTGTAATTCTGTATCATATTGAGAAAAATCTAAATTAATAGAATCAGGAGTAGAAAATATTAGTATAACATTTAAAAATAATATAAGTAATATAATTCCAATTTTCATGTTATGATATAATTATATTAATAATATACTTTTTTTTTGAAAATAATAATATAATATTAATGAAAAATAAATCATCTGAATATTTGCATAATTTATTTACATCAGAATTAAATGAAGATATTAAAAATGAACATATTAAAAATAAAATAAAACAAAAATATAAACAGGCAAAATTAATTGAACCAGGAACAGCATTCTATATTTCGAATATGTTAACACAATGTAACTATAAGAAAAAGATATATTCGAATATAATTTTAAATATAGTTTTGTTTATTGTATTCATTATTATAGTAAGTATAACATTATATTATGCTAATGTAAATAAAAAACAACGTCATTTATATAAAGATGATATTGAATATAAAAAACAATCAGCTTATATAGAATTTATGAAGAAAATAAAATATCACGATAGAAAACGTAAAAGTGAAATGATATCACATATACCATTTGAAAGTAAATTTCATAAAGAAACAAAAATGTTTTTATAAATATAGTATAATATGACAGAACCATCAAAACCAAAATCTATTAAAAATCTTATAGAAAGATTAAATACTAAAAAATCAAAAATACCTAATAAACCTGTTTCTAGAAATGATAGTATTAAAAATATTATATCTAATGTTAGTAATAAAGCTGTTAATATAAGTACAAATATAAATAAGAATGTAAATAAAATAAGTAATGATATGAATAAAGCATTAGAAGAAACAAAACAAATTGTTGAAAATAAAACAGATAATAAAATTGATAATACATTATTACCAAAACCACCTATTACAAAAAATAATAATAATAATAAATTAAGCAGAAGCAGAATAACAACAAATAAAGTTATGGAAAGAGGAAGAGGAAGAGGAAGAGGACGAGGAAGGGGAAGAGTGAGAAGTAGAGGAGTAATGAGTTTTAGAGAATTAATGAGTGATAAGGGTATGGTAGTATCAAAATCAAAAAATACAGGAGATAATATAAAGAACGCAATAAGTAAGTATAATCTCTCCATAGATAA